TAAACCCCATGCTGATCTCTTTATTGATGATAAAGGCATAAACGATTATGATTTTTTTAAATGAAAGAAACTAAACCTAAATTTGTACCGAAAGGATGGGGTTGGGAGAAGTGGATTGCTAACTCCTCTGAGTACTGTGGTAAGTTATTGTTTATTAAGAAGAACCATAGGTGCTCGTGGCACTATCACATCCTAAAGGATGAGACCTTCTACTTACAGTCAGGTAAGATCCATTTGTTCTATGGTAAGACTGATAAGTTAGAGGATGCAAAGACAATGATCCTAGAACCTGGTGACAGTTTCCACTGTTGTAGGTACACCAGACATCAGATGGTAGCAATAGAAGACGCAGAACTATTTGAGTTCTCAACTCAACACTTTGACTCTGATTCTAACCGAGTTATACCTGGAGATACTCTTTAACTGTTTTAAATCTGTAATCTTTGAGCCAACTCATGTCTGCTATGGTATAATATTGATACTTACCCTTTAGATGAGGTGGAAATGGGATTGGAATCAATTTCGACTGCGTTTTTGATGAAACTAATTGAGCTACAGTGTCAATTGATATTGGCTGCCCTGTGCCAAGATCGAATATGCCAGAACCAGCAGTGTTTGATAACGCCACCGCTACAAGGTCACCCACCCATACATAATCCCTCAGTATCTGATCGCTCCCTTCAAACGGATGTATTTGACCAGTAGCTGCTTGCCATTGGAATTGACTGACTAGTGATGCCATCTGTCCTTTATGATGCTCACCTGATCCATACACATTAAAGTATCTAAACCCTTGGATATGTACGAACCTTTCAATGTTATCTAAGACCCAGTAATCTACTGTTGCTTTAGATAATGCGTAGTAATTCAGGGGATTTATAATGCCTTGTTGATTGCCATAGACAGATGCTGAACTGGCATATTTAACAGGGATACCATACTCAATTGCTTTCTCAAATAGTTTAATGCTGAAGTCTATATTATATTTGTACACCATCTCAATGTTCTTGTTGGTTGTAGAGGACAACGCACCTTGATGGATGATCATATCTATCTTGTCCCAACTCTTGAAGTTATCTAAGAAGTCTAGACAGTTCTCTAGATCAACTTCAAGCACACCATCAAGAGAACTCTTGAAGTGTTTACCAATGAAACCATCAGATCCTGTAAGAATATGCATCATAAAATCTTTACTTTATATATTCTAGCACAGATAAATACTAAAAAAGTGTTCCGTGTAATTGTGACATGACTTTAAAAAGATATACTCTTAGCGTTGCTAGTCCTGAAGATTGGACAAACATTCATGGTGCTCTTATTGTAGACTCTAATGAGGATGGTATTCCTGATAGGAAGATCACTTGTACTGATGAGAAGACAGTCAGTCCTACTCGTGGAACCTATGAGTTAACAGAGGAAGAAGCAGAGGAGATAGGTAAGCATCATCGTGTTAAGTGGATTGAACTATCTTTAAAAGATAACCCTGAGTCATTCCCAAAGCCACAACCAGTTGCAAATAGATGGTCAACTGCACCTAAAGTATATCGTGATCTAAGTTCTCCTAATGGACCTCCTGCTACTAACCCAACTAGTGCAGAATTAAACAGAACTAACTGGGCTATTCATAGGGTAGGTGTCAAAACTGTTGGAGATGTATGGGGAGGATCTGTTAATGATGTTGCACCCATCTATCGTAATGTTAATTACAATTATGATGGTAAGGATGTTGACATAGTTATACAAGACTCAGGTGTTCTACAATCTCATCCAGAATTTTTAGATGAGAATGGAGTAAGTAGGGTAAAAGATATAGTGCTTGATGGTCCATATTATATTGATCCAGATTGGTTTACTAGTAACAATTTTACATACACTAAAGCAGATGGTAGTACAGGTATTGCTACTGATAAAGCTATTACTTGGTGGGAGAATTCTAATGAGAGATCTGGTACTTACATAGGAGTACCTGTAATTAGTATTCCAAGCATGTATACTGCTGATAGAGCAGTTGGAGTAGGTAGTACAGGTCATAGTTCTATTACTAATGGACATGGTACTGCATGTGCTGGTCTTGCTGCAGGTAAGAACTTTGGTCTAGCATTTAAGGCATCCATTTGGAACATGCCATGTGTTGCTGATGCTGTTGGTATGGATATTGAAACATCTTATGATTTAATTAAGTTGTTCCATCAATATAAACCAAGTAACCCTACTCTTGGAGTGAAAAGTCCAACAGTAGTTAATGGTTCATGGGGATATCAAGCTGCTATTGCAGTCAACTCTACTTCTATAGTGTATAGATTTGCAGGAGCATCTGGGTACATTAGTATGCCACTGACTACTCCTGCTGATCCTGCTGATATCAATGATCTACTTGCTGGTTTAAACAACCAAGTTCTTGGTGCATACAGATCATGGACAACATCATCCAGAAGTAATGCGACTGATGAAGCAGGAAAAGAAATGATGGATGCAGGTGTCATCTTTGTTACTGCTGCAGGTAATAACAACCAGAGAATTGGATATGGATTCACTGATGCTCATAGAATAGATTGTGTTCAGGATAAATGGTTTGGATCAAATGATTCAAGACCAGACTTTAATAATATATCAACTCCAGTAGGGTCAAGAGACTTTATGAACCCATGTGGTGTTGGATTCAATACTATGACAGGGTATCACCCAGTTATTAATGTGGGTGCGATGGATGATTATATTGATTCCTCAGGTAAAGAAAGAAAAGTAGATTACTCTAACAATGGTCCTGGTGTTGATGTATATGCTCCTGCAGATGAGACACTCTCTGCTGGTATGCATAACATATCTGCAAACAGAGACTATCAAAGGTATGATGATGATAAGTTCTTTGATTGTTATTTTAATGGAACATCTGCTGCTGCACCTGTAGTTTGTGGTCTTATGGGTCTCTATGCCCAGAGATTTCCAACTGCTACTCCTACTGATGCAAAGAATTGGGTGACAGGTATTGGTACTGATGAAGGATCTATACAAACTTTAAATAATTTATTCCTTGATGAGGAAAATGATATTGGTAAAGCTGATTTCTGGTATGGTTCATACAATACTAGAACTGCTGATGGATCAGGTACTATTAGGATAGCTTATATTAATGCTGATGCTGGTGTAGATGAAGGATTTACTCAACAAGTATCCAGTATTATTGGTAGAGTTGCATCTAAGAAGACAACCTATCAAGATGGTACTATTAGTAATACTTTATTGTATACTGCTACTAGTTTGGTAACTCTTAATATATCTGCATCAAACCAGACAGAGGAGAAGTTAACACATTCAGTTTCAATCTCTGCTAATGATGATAATACTGAAGATGATTACATTGCTTATGGTATCCCAATGGAAGTGGGTGGCAATGAAATGTATGATGATGTTACATTGAAGGCAGGGGATCAGATATATGTTTCATCATCTAAACCAGGTGTAAGTTTTGTTGCTATTGCATCTAGATCATTCCCTAATACTAAGTTAGATATTGCTAAGTCATTAGGTAGACAGAATGCATATATTAGTAGCACTGCCTTCCCTCAGATCAATGACAATGTAGGGTTAGCAACTGCTGCTTATGATGGTGTAGCAACGATTCATATTTCTAATAGAAATTCAGATAGAACTGCTGCAGTCTCTGTTGGTATTGCTGCAGGTGATATCAGCACCTTCCAACATGCTGACTTCTTCTTGTTTGGTTTAAGATTAAAACCATTACAAGATCTTAAGATAGACAACATAGGTATTGCTAGTGGTCAAACTCTAGTTACTAGAGCATCTAGAACTGATGTAGCATTCGCTGCTTATACTGAACCTGTTGCTAGTGTTGATAGTGGTATTGGAACTGATGGTAGTGTTAATACTACTGGTGTTGTAACTGCTACTGCATTTGTTGGTGATGGATCCAGAATAACTGGTGTCATTGCTCAAGGTATAGGTGTTAGTGTTAGTGATGAGAACGCTGCTATTGGTGTTGCTGCTACTATTAACTTCGGTAAGTACTTAGATGTAAGTCCTATCTCTGCTGGTATTGTAACAGTTAGTGTACCAAACCTAGTAGGTACTGCACAGACTGCTCTCACTCTTGATGCTAGTTACGCTGTTGGTTTAGCATCTAATGCTTACACTGCTGACTATGCAACTAATGCTGGAGTAGCAACTAATGCTGACAATGCAGATGCTTGTTCAGGTAATGCTGCCACTGCTACAATGGCATCAGGTATTGTTACTACTTTTGAAATAAAAAGTATGTTCCCCATTACCACTACTGATAAGTTCTATGGTGATGGTAGTCAGTTAACAAATATTGTTGCAACTGGATCTGGTATTGGTATTAGAAATGATAATACCTTAGTAGGAACAGCACAGACAGTAAACTTTGGATTGAGTCTTGATACTATCATCTCATCCTCTGGTGTTGCTACTGTTACTGTACAGAAGGTTCCTCACGCTGATATCTGTGGTGTTGCTAGTTACTCTGACAAGTGTGGTGTTGCTACCTTTGCAGATAACGCAGGGATCGCTTCTAATGCATTGAATGCTAACTTTGCACAGACTGCATCATTCTCGACCTTAACAGGTGCTGCAGAGACCTCTAAGAGTCTCTACACAGAGTTTCAGGGTAACTTTAAACCACTACCTGTTACTATTGGTGGTAAGACTGTCAATCATAGGTACAATGGTATTGGATCTGATAAATCAATTAATATTCAAGGATATAATTCACCTTACTTAAGGTTTGAAGTTGGACAGACATATAGATTTGAGAATGCTGCACAGCAAGCAAACTATCCTTTAGAGTTTTACTATGCTGCTTCTGGTGAAGGAGTAGGGTTTGGTACTACCAGTCCTTCTAAGATGACTCAAGGTGTTACTGTTACTGGATCTTATACAGAGATTGTAGTTACTCCAGAGACACCACAGTTATTCTATTATGGTGCAGGAGTTGGTTCTACTATGGGAAGTATGGGTAACTCCATACAGGTATTCAACCATGAGTTCCATAAGTATGTTAGGGTCGGTGAATATAAGAACCTTGCAGGTCTGAAGACATGTACACACACTCAGATGTTTGAGGGTCGTGCTACTGCATGGTACATGAACACTAACCTAGGTGTAGGTAACAGTGACTATGTTCCTGGAGATCGTTCACATAATGTTAGTTCCATTGAGCAGCAATCAACAGGTGTATACACAGTTAACTTTGCTGATGCAATGAAGGATAACAATTATGCTGTTGTGATAGATGGTAGAGGTACTAATAACTTCCCAGGTGGTCTTGTTAACCCAACTGTATATGACAGGACAACAACGGGATTTGGTGTTACAATATACAATGGTATCCCTGCTGTCGAAGACCTAAGAGATGTAAACATCGTTGTGTATGGAGGTCAAGACGGAGAGGCGACTTACCTTTAATAAATAAATTTTTTATGCTATCATGAAGGAAAATCATGCTCATCATAGGCATAATAATTTTTATGATCCAACTACAAAGCTCCGTAACTGCGAAAAGAATCCAATGTTTATAGTCTATTCAATGCAAGGGTGTGGGTATTGTGATAAGGTACATCAGTTAATGCATTTGACAAAGCAACCTTATGTCGTGTATACTCTTGATGAACACTTTACAATTGATGAATTTGAATCAGAGTTTAGTACTAAGCATTTCCCTCAAGTGATTCACGACCATCAAGATGGTCGCAAGCATATTGGTGGTGCTGCTGAAGTTGCTGCATATTTTAAAGAAAACAACATTGCTGTACCTGCTAAATAAAAGCAAATTGAGGGCAGAGCATGTTACCAGTATCTCTGGTCTTCGGATCATTCTTTGTTATTTTGACTGCGATTGTGTCAGTCATGCTAGGATGGGTACTCCGAGAGTACATGTTCTATCATCATGACAGACCTAACATAAATCCTCCATCACATCCAGAAATGTATGATGAGAATGGAAATATCATTCCCGAATCACTGATTGCTTTTCGATTCGACAATCTTGTGGATGATGAGGACGACGACGATTAACTCCTGAAATTATCATGGTTAAATTACCACCAAAACCAACAGTTCATGAAGTCTTGGATGCTGTCCATAAGCAGAAGACTAAGGACAAAAAGATAGAGGTACTTAGACAGTATGACTCTAAAGCATTAAGGTATTGTCTCATCTGGAACTATGATGAGAGTCTTAAGAGTGCTTTACCTGATGGTGAAGTACCATACAAAAAGAATGAGTCTCCAACACCTGAATCTCAGAACAAGCTTGCATCTGAGTACAAAACCCTGTATAATTTTATTGAAGGGGGTAACTATGATATAAACAACACTCGAAGAGAAGTATTGTTTATTCAACTCCTTGAAGCCTTAGATCCACATGAGGCTGAAGTATTATGTTTAGTAAAGGACAAGAAACTTGCCAAAAAATACAGATGCAGCTTCCCAGTCGTTAAAGAAGCCTACCCCGATATCGTCTGGGGAAACAGAACCTAAGACTTGGAGTGCTGAAGACAGAAAATTAGCAAAGGATAAGTATTGGATTAATATCCATTTACCTGACTGCTCATTGGAAAAATCTAATGTTAAAACATTACCTACCAACTCTTATTTGGTAGAGTATACTGTTGATAACTCTGATAAGACTCACTATGATATAGTGATTGCTGGTAAGAGAGCAGATGTATTTGATTTCTATTGGGACAAACTTAAGGGTGGTCTCAAAAAGATAGGATACACTAACGGCACAAGAAACCCTGCTATGTGGGGTAATGCTCCTGTCCCAACTAAAAAGAAACGCAAAAAGAATGACTAAGATCCTTGTTACTGGTCATGAGGGATTCATAGGCAGTTATGTCTTCGATCACCTTAGACATGATGCAGGTTATGGATACCTTGTTGATGGTATGGATTTCCCTGATGATGTCGGGGATTTTCAGTCTGAGATTGGTATGTTTGACAAACCATATGATTGTGTAATACATCTTGCAGCATTTGCTAACATAAGAGGCAGTTTAGATAACCCTGATGTATTCTGGGAGAATAATGTAGAGAAGTCTAAACCTATCTTTGATTATTGTAGGAGATATAATGTCAGACTACTCTATGCTAGTTCAGCACAAGTAGAGGAGTGGTGGCAGAATCCTTATGGTATTACCAAGAAGGTTAATGAACTACAAGCACCACCTAACAGTGTAGGGATGAGGTTCCAGACTGTGTATGGTGAGAATAGTAGGTCTGATATGTTATTCAGGATGCTACAGGATAAGACTGCTAAGTATATTACTAATCATAAAAGAGATTGGATCCATGTTAAGGATGTTGCTAGGGCAATCTGTTATCTAATGACTAGTACATTTACTGGACATATAGATGTAGGAACAGGTGAAACCATAACAGTCAGAGAATTAGCAGAAGCATTTGGTCAAGCAAATCTACCAGTCAAGGAGCATACACCAGGCGAGAGAGATGTTACATGTGCTGACACTACTGCCTTGTGTGAACTTGGTTGGTTTCCAAGGGAAAAAGTTTTGGATTGCATTCCTGAGGGAAAACCGAACTCTAATTACCGATAATCGGGAAAAAAAAGTCAGGAATTTTTTCGAGCCACAGGATTTTTGTAACACATGTTACAAAACTGGTCATATACATAGTAATGTGTTATAATGCACATATCGTTCATCCCGTAAGGGACGCAAGTAAGCCGACTCGGAACGGGTTATCGTTCATCTCAATGGAACTACTAATCGCAACTGCCTTTACTTGTTCTGATGCGTATGCTGTCATCG